ATCACGCGCGGCGCGGGAAGTGATTGCATCGGGAAGCCAAATGGTGATGACGGCGCGGGCGGATCGAATGCGCTCAGATCGCCGCGTTCCAGGTCAGCGCGCAAAATCGGCTTACCGCTGATCAGAAATACATCTTGCGGCAACGGGTCGAGGTTCTCGCGCTGCCGCGCCTCGTTGAAACTCATGTACCCGGCGGCGACGGCCTGCTGGTTGCGCTGCGTGATCTCCGTCCTATCCTCTTGCAAGACCTCGATATCATCCAGCACCGCCACGACCTGCACGCCCGCCATACCGAAGCGCGGTACAACGTCGCGGTTCAGCGTGTCCAGTATCCATTCAAGCTCAGGGATCACCGTCTCAGTGTAAAACGATTGCCGCTGCTCTTTCGCCGTCGCATAGTTCGCGGCGTCCGTCGCCAGTGCCACCGTCAGCGGCACGCCAAACGCCGTCGCAATGTCGCGGCGCTCCTCCTCACGGAGTTCGGTCATCACGAGGTCTTTCAGCGGCGGCGTGATGACTTCATAGGACAGACCACCGAACAACACCGCCGTGCGCCCGGACTTGTCTACGCCCTTGTGCTCGCGGTTCCAGGCGTCAACCAGTCGCTTGCGGTCTGTCTCCGGTATCATCTGCTCGGTAGTCAACAAGCCGCCGGGCGTGGCATCGTTATCAAAATATCGTTCGGCAAACGCTTCAATACTGGCTTTAATGCGGATGGCTTGCAGCGCGAACGACAGCGGCGCAAGCCCGCCTAAATCATTTTGCGGATCGTAATCAAAGAAATAAGTCAGTTCCGGGCCGGTCCACTGCCCCACATGCTGCCCATCAATCGTCTGCGTGTAACCCACAATCCCGCCCGCGTTCGCCTCGACTGTCACGGTAGACGGGTTCAGGCGCTTGATCCGGCTGTCGGGGTAGACCCAAAACGCCTTCCCCCAAATTTGCAGGTCGCTTTCAGTGGTGTACAGCAGGCGGCTGCTGCCTGCGTTGAACCAGCGTATCAATGGATGCTGGGGCAGCGCTTCGCCGTCTTTGGTCTGGACCGCCAACGGAATCCCCGCCAACGTCTGCGCGCGTACCTTGATGCAGCGATAGGCCAACACGCTCGCGGCGTATGCCCGCGCCAGCCCTTCGTCGTCGTTGGTGAATTTGCGCGACTCGTCCGAGCCGATGCCGTGAAAGCGATCCAGCAATGGGTTGCCCGTACCGGACGCCTTGACCTCGCCGCGTATGTTGCCGTCAACGCCGACAAACACGCCCGCCGTTTTGCCTGTGGCGGCGCGCGCTTCTAAAAACGCCCGCATTTGCTGCTGCTCGTAGGCGGCGCGCTGATCACTCTGCCCCGGCAGACGACGGCGAAATGATTTGAAAAAACCGCGTTCGTCAGGCATAAATCACCTAAACCGTATAGGTATGTACGCCAACCGTGATCACGACGGTGGCGGCGTTCGTTGCGCACGCACAACGCGCCCACAGCAGGGCGTTAGCCGGAATGCGCTCACCCTGCACAAACACGGGCGCTTGTCGCAGGGCCGCGCTGGGCTGGTAGGGAATAGTTGTCTCGACCACCTGCGCCTCGGATGCGCCCAGGCCGAACTGAATCAGATAATAGTTGTTTGCCGCGCTCGCCGTCTGCACAAAAATGCGGTGCAAGTCGTAGTAACTAACCCCCGCGATCTCCGTGCCATCGGATAACTGCACCCATGCACCAAACGCGCCGCCGGTCCCGGCGGTCAGTGTCCACCCGGTCAAGCCGTTTCGCACCAGGAGGTTGTCACCAGGGTCTTTGCCGAACCAGCATTCACCACTGTGCAGGTGGCGCTCAATCTCTACGACATCCGCTAACGTCGCTGTGCTATTGGCAAGCGTTGTAACCCCGTTGTTGAGCGTAGTCACGCCGTTGGTATAGATAGCGTTCGTCAGGTCGGGAATCTCGTAAATAGGCATGACTACTTTTCCCCGTAGACGCTGAACGTTAGCCCGTTCGCGCTGCTGCTGCGCACGCCGAGGTAAGGCGCATCGTCGGTCAGCGTGATCGCAATCTCAAACACAACGGTCCTGTTTGCCGCAATCGGCGTGTCATAGCACAGCGCGGTTGACTGGTCGTAGGTTGCCGATTCCGAGAACGGATGGAACAGGCGGTAGGTCAATTCGCTGGCGGTGTTGTTGCAGACCACAATCGTCTCGATGGCGACGTTATTCACGCGCGCTGCCTTTGTAAGTACCGTTGTCGCCGTCGTGCTGGCAGGTCGTGCCTGTGCTAAAAGTCTCATATCACACCCAGCCTATTTCAAGTTTCGGGGCGCTCATCCCATGCCACGCCAGCGCCAGCGCGATCACCGTGTCGTCGTGTGCGCCGTCGCCGCCTTCGTATGCCCAAGCGCCCGACGGCAAACGCCGACTCACATAGGCGCGTACCTCGTGCTTTTGCACCGGGTCATTAAGGCACTTCAGGCCCCCGTCGTGCAAAGCATGCTTTAAACCCTGGATAAGCGGCGGCTTGCTGGCGGGTGTGGTCCAAAAGACATTAAGGCGGATCGGCTTAATGCGCGTGCCGTCCTCCAAAATTTCGCCCGTCTGGAGCAATTCGGTGTTAGTCGTACCCATCGAATTGCCCTCGCCCCACACTTCGGCGTCCCAAAGGTTCGCAACGTCCGAGATATAGCGCCGCATTTCTTGCCAGGGCAGTTTGTTAATGCGCAGTAAGGCGACCTGCTCAAGCGTCACGGTGTCAACAATCGACAACACCGTGTAATCGTCCGTTTGCCCAAAGTCCAGCCCGCCAGCATAGCGGCGTCCTGGTATGGGCTTGGCGCTAGGCGGTGCGCAAAACGCACGCTCAACGTCACCAAAATAACTATTGCCGCTTGCCAGGAAGCATGAAACCGGGTCTTCCGGGTATTCTTGAATAAATTCGTCTTTAAGTTCAGCCTTCTTGTAACGTCGCCATTTAATTTGCTCGGTATCTAGCCCGTGTTCGTTGGCGAGCGCCTGTTCTTCCTCGGTGTAGTGGATGACCTCACCCGGCTCCAGCGCGATCCGGTATTCGTCGTCATACCACCAAGGGAAAAAATGCAGCGTCCACACCGAATCCCCGCGCAGCGCCGCCATACACTCCTCATAAAACCAACCCATCATGCCGTTAGGCGTGCTCTCCAAGATGATATCTGGATTACCCGCCTGCATTGCCGCTGACACCACGCTTTTAGCGTCGGGCCAGAATGCAACCTCGGACCCATGAATGCGCGTCTTTGAGGAGCCGCGCCCCTTGCGCTTGCCCGCCGTCCCGCCTACTGTTGCAATGCTGCCCTCACTGTTGAGTTCGTCATAGGTGGTCAGCTTGGCGTTGGCATACTTGCGCGCCGGTTTCACTGATTCCGGCAATTTGCTGTAAAACAAGTCTGCCATGCTGCGTAGCGTCTTGGTCAGGTCATCATCGTGGCACAGCGTACTCGTGCGGGCCTGCCCCTGCATTTGCTCGTAAAAGTTGAGCGCCTGAATAATCGTACTCATACCTAGCTGGCGGGCCTTGAGCACGAGATCGCGCCCTGTCAGGTTGTTAATTAGCTCAAGCTGTGCCCGCTTCGGAAGCAACGGCACAATATCACCCGCCTTGTTTTGCACACGTAAGTAACGCGGGCAGAACTCGGCAAACGAAAGTTGTGCAAACGGTTCGCGCTGCTGCGCTTGACGCGATTCAACTTCCGCCAGTAACTGCTGGCCCCATTGTGCCAACAAGGTCGATGACGAAAGCGCGTTGCTTGCCAGGGTCGTCAATGTACTTCACCACAATATCAGCTACACGGGCAGTTACGAATGTTAACTCAGCACCCGTTAGGGCTGTGTCATTGCGCATCTTGTTTATACGCTCGCTAAACCTCCCCACACGCTCGGTCAATTCTGCAAGCGTCATAATGTCGTCACGCTTCGGGTTACTTACGCCGTCATTAAAGCGGGAAAGATATTCCGCCAACAGCGCCCGCAATAATGCGAGTTCGCTCACAAGCTCAAATGGATCGGCCTCTAAAAATCGCTGCGCCTTATCGCCAATCGATGACGACATATAGCCGGAATACAGGCCGTGTTTGTAACTAGCGCTCTCAACACCTCGCGGCGTCTTTCCGCCGTGCATCCGGCATTTATCACTACCGGCTACGGCGGGATTTTTGCACTGTTCACCTGTTGTTTTTGCCCGCGCTGTGCAGCGGGGCGCATCGTTTAGAGCCATTTGTTTGAGGTGTCCAATGTGCAAATGATTTGCATGGGGTTTCCATGCCTAACACACAAAAACGGCACACGCCGAAAACCGACGCCGTGCCGTCGTAGTCGTTGC